AATGCTATCTACATATGTAGATTGTTGTATTCTAATAGCATTTGGATCCATTCCTAGCAAACGAGCAATTTGTATCATCTGCGGTGGTGTTGCTGGATAGTTAAAAGACACGTCAATTATTGACATACTTTCGTTTTCAGCCTCTGGAAATACTGGTAGAGTTTTTTGAATTGGAGTTTTCTTTGGTTGTGACATCTTAAGTACATCAAACTGCTGAAGTTTTTCTTCCAAGTCGTTCAAAACATCAGCTGCAACATCACCAAGAATATAAATCTTGTAATCAAATGTTTGTTTGGCTTCTGTCAAGTATTGTGATAATGATTTCATCTGTTGTTCCTTCTATGCAGTATTTAGCTCAATTGGAGTTCTTTTGTTCTTTGTCGTCGCTTAACAATCGATCTAAAAGTGCGTTTCTGTCCAATACAATTCCAGTTCCGTTGACTGTTTCGTCATTAGTTGTAGCAACTTTTTGATCTAAGTTTGCTTTCTTCAACTGTAGGTCAACCATTTTTAGTTTCTTGTTTAGTTTAGCAGTCTTGGCAGTTATAGCATGTCCAAGCATTGTACTTGCTACACCAAATATATCACTTGCCCATCTGCTGTCTACATTCATACCTAAATCCATCATGTCATCAAAACCTTTTGTGGCTTTGTCAGCAAGGTCATCCATTTCAGTATCGCTGGCTTCTAATCCACGAACTTGTGGCAAGGCGGCTTGTACTTTATCAAGCTCGCTAAGTGTATTTTGCATGATTGGGTTGTTTTCTGGAGTTGGTTCAGGAACGTTGTCTGGCACTAATTCTTCAGTCAGCCCTTCATCAGTTGGTAAATCAAACAGTTCTTCTAGTTTTTTGGTCATGTGCTTCCTTCAAACATTCTGGACATACGCAATCATGTAACTCTGTGCTAATTGGTACTAACGGTTGTATCATACACCAACAGGTATAGTTAGGATCGCAAGTAAATCTAGTGTTACATAATTCGCAAGTTTTCATTGTACTTATTTACGCTTACGCCCTTGATAGAATATATCTTCTTCAGTCACAACTCTAAATGTTAAACCGTTACGTTTACACCATTTTTGTGCGGCATCCCATTTGGCATAGTTAACCGCAACAATAGCTCTATCTCTATTGCTTGCTTTACTCTCGAGTATACTTTGTTTCTTAGGTTTGATTTCTATTAGTTCAGTTACAATTTGATTATGCTTGTTTCTGTACTGTATGAGAAAGTCTGGAATGTAACGTGTGGGTTTTCCTGTAAGTGGGTTTCTATATGGTATTGTTAGACTTTCGCTTGACCAACTTATAATGTGATCGTTGCTATCACAAAATCTCATGAATGCAAGTTCCCAACCACTACGAAACTTAGGAGCACCTTTGCCTGCATACTTGTAAGGGTTTAATACTACATAAGTACCTTGCTGAAACTTATTAGCCACAGGTCACCTATATCAGTATATTGCGAGCAGTGTATTGATTAGGAACAGGAGTATTGGTAATACCAAGCAGTGTGGCATTGCTACGTTGATTATTTAAATAGTATGCCAGTGTAGCAGTAATTTGAATTTTATTTTGTTTGCTTAGGTCGCTTAGAATAGTTTCAACAGGAGTACCACTATCTTCACTGATAGTAAAAACACTCAGTGTAAAGTTCTCAGCAGCATCGCCGTCAGCAAATATACTCTTAAAAAAACTCAATACAGTATCGTAAACATTTGAATCAATAAGAAGTTCACGTTTGTAAAATTCATCAAATAGTCTTACTGTAGGATCTGTCTTTGGATTTGTATAGTTTACTGTTGCCATTGTTAACTCGTTTTAGTTTGATCTGGAATGGTCACTGGTTTATTTAGGTTAGTGTATGGTCTTGCTCCAACAGCTGTGGGTACTGGTTTCAGTCCTGCTGGTGCACTATTACCAACTGCCTGTGCAACAGGTGCTTTAGGAAATAATACACCACGTGCTGCTCCTGGAAGATCCTGTTTAATTTGTGATCTAGCAATATTTTCTGATTCTGTTTTAAGTATTGCTTGTAAGTCTCTGCCTTTAAATGTTTCAAATGCAGTACCACCTTTTTGTATTGCTCCAACAACTCCTGCTAGGTTACCAGCACTCAAATCAGTTATTATACCACCAGCAGCATCAATCAATCCACCTTGTCCAAATATTGTTCCAGCACTTCCTGGCCTTGACAATGGTGATGTAACTGTGTCGTAGTTTGCTGGGTTTGCAAAACTTGGAATGGCTCCGTCTGGTTTGCTGCCAGTTAATGCTCCATGATAATACTTTACTGTTTCATAATCAAAGGTAAAAGTATTTTGCATAATACCTGCACCTTCTGAATAGTTGTACGTGTCGTGTTCAAAACTACTAATAATAGGATTAACCAGAGTGTAGGCTGCCCATTGATGATCATTCATACCAAATATAGTAATGTCACGGAAGAATGCAGGTTTTCCACCTCTAGCACCATCCATATAACTTTCACCGATATACCCCCAGTCGTTGATTTCTCTATCCTGAGTGTATATGTCTCTAAAGCCATAAGGAAATGCTGCACCTGGATCAACTCCTGTTGCATTTGGTCCAAGGCTTCCGTTAGTTACGGCCGCATCAAAATACTTTTGACTTGCATCCTTATAATAATATGAATAATAGTTGTACCATAGTGTTCTACTTAGATCGCTAGTATCATCATGCATTATGCAAGTGATAGGATCATATTCAATTTGTGTCTGAACCTTGCGTTTTCTGTTGTATTGATTCATTGTATCAACTGAAAACTTATATGATGGAAGTTTGACTTCTTTAACAAGTAAATTTAAATTCTGTAAGTCGTTTACTTGAAATACATTTGCAAGTTGCGGAATTTGTTGTACGTTTAGATTGAATACGACATGGAATAGAAATTTACGACGTGGAGAAAGAGCTCCGTTATTGCTACGGAAAGTCTTACTCGCATGTGTATAGTCTTTTAAGAAATCGTTACCAAAGAATCCTTTGAGAAAGTCTTCACCGAAGCCCATAAGTTACTCCTCTAACTTAATTAGCCAGTTACGACGTCACCCAGTGTTCTTCCTACTGTTGCTCCGACTCCTGTTCCGAGTGGTGTCTGTACTGCGTTGTCATAACGTATTGATGTTTCAATAGTTACAGGATCGTTTGACGCATAGTCTAAATCACCATAGTTAGCATTTACTAAGAAGCAACCATATAATTCCCAAGTCTCAAGTACGTTTGGTGTGCTTGTTCCATTACCACCATCTAATACTTCACAACGTGTTGTAAATTTATAATCAATACCTGAACTAGCACTTGCTTGTTCTAGTGTATCCATTTGCTTTTGTATTTGCTCACCAATTAGTCTACTTACGTTTCCGCCAGCGTCATCTCTAAATGTTGCTGACACAGCGTCCCAAGTCTGACGACCTGCTAAGTAAATTCTACTGTTGTAGATTGGAACTTCAATTTCTTCGAAGTTTATAGTTGGTCTAGTAAAAGTCATTACCTGTTTGGTAAGTTCTGTTCTAGGTGTAGTTACGCCAAGATTCTCAAATACCACCCGGTAGCGATATTTTAGTTTTGGCATTAACAGTCCTTGGGTTGGACTTGATTGGTCTGATGCCAAAGGAACTGTCATTCTTGTTAGCGATGATACGGCCATTTTATATTCTCCTAATTACAATATTATTTATCTAAATTCTGTCACAAAAAATAGGGCCTCAGACCCTATTTTTCATTATTTAAAGTAGTTTAAGAGTAGGTTAAACTGCTGCTGAGCTTGCAACATTACCTGCTGATATTTCACCTGTGTTCTTAATTCTAACTGGAATGTATATGAATTCAACAGCTTTAACTGGCTCGATTGCAACATCAACATATAGTTCGTTTGCATCAATTCTAGTTGGTGTATTGTTTGAAGTATCACATACTACTAGATAATCAAATATACCACGCTTTGCTACAAGATCAATCATCAAGCTCTCAACTGAGTTTTTAATCTCATCACGTGTTGTTTGATCGTTTGGCTCAAAAACAAAGTTCTTACCAATTGTTTCTAATCTTCCTCTAATAAATGCTACTAATCTAGCAACGTTTATTCTATCAAGCGAACTACCA